TGGCTAGATTGGGAGTAGCTACCCAATTGAAAAGCGATCTGACCCTCGCCTGCCATCGGTTTCTTTTGGGTCAGTCTTGGGTCAAAGATGAACTTTTACAGTTTTCACATAGGTGATTATCAAAGTCACACTGCACATTTGTCGCCAATTGCCGACATTGCATATCGTCGTATGCTCGATTGGTGCTATTTACATGAACGTGCTTTGCCACGCGAAATAAATCTAATTGCTAAGTTCATTCGTATGCCTGAACACGAACAAATTATTGAACAAATTTGTCGTGAATTTTTCGTTTCGACGCGAACTGGATGGCTAAATAAGCGTACAAACTTTGAGTTAAATTTTTATCACCAAAAGAGTGCTAAAGCAAGTAGCTCTGCTAAGTTGCGGTGGCATAAGGAAAAAATCGATGCGAACGCATTGCAAACGCTATGCGAACGCAATGCTACCAATACCATTACCAATACCATTACCAAAGAAGAAAATATCGATACTTACGTATCTCAGTCGAAACTGAAAGTTCCGACTTGCCCGCAGCAGCAAATTTTAACCCTGTACGCCAAGCATTTTCCTCACCTGTCACAACCTCGGATTTGGCAAGGATCGAGGGCAACGAAGCTCAAACAGCGATGGATTCAGGCCAGTCAACCATCGGAATATTCTGAAAATGGATACTCGACAAAAGAAAATGGATTGAAATGGTGGGATAGTTTTTTTGAATATATTGCGAATAAAACAAAATTAAGTCATGGTTTTGAATCAAATGGAAAAATTTGGAAACCTGATTTGGAATGGATTGTTTCAGCGACCAATTTTGCAAAAATAATTGATGGGAAATACAACAAATGACATTTAAACCTGCATTAAATAATATTAATAACGATTTATCTGAATCGATGTGTTCAGAAAATGGTTGTCAAAATTTATGGACGATTGATAATGGTTCAAAACTTTGTAAATTTCATGCCTGGTCAGATATTCAAACATTATCCGAATCAGAAAATCAAAATAATTTAAAATTTACAAAAAATCATCAAAAATTTGGTGCAAGATCATCAAGCCGAATCCCCGATGAAATTAGAATGTCCCTAGATGACCTTAAAACGACTTGTAAGACGCCAAAAGACCCACGCCAATGGGCATATAGCTTGAAGCATCGTGAAGAACTTGGAGAGCCTTTGACAAGATTGCAAAAAATAATGTGGCGCAGCGTTTTGAAAGTTGAATTATGAATAAAAAAAAAGCAAAAGAAATATTAAATAAATTAAAAGATGGTCAACATTATGATAAGGATATTGTTGATATCGCATTATTTATAAATGGTGATATTCACCATGTTCCATCAATGAAGTTGTTTCGATGTTTGCCAGTGATAGATCAATTTAATACATCTTTAAAGGATAAAAAAATGAATGAAATTGAAAATAATGATTTAACAAAACAAGAAAATAAACCAGTAGCTTATATTTGTGACGTAAAACAAAATAAAGCTGCCATCATTGGTATTGATGAAAATAGACCATTAAAAATTGGAATGTTTTTGTATGAAATGCCAAAAGATATTGATTCAGTATCTTTGATATTGAAACATCAAAGATTAAAAAAAGAGTATGAGGGATTGTCAAAAGAGTTGGATCGCGTCAAAGCATTGTTGATTGAATCTTGGGATGATCCATTTTGAAAACCAATCCTAAATTTGAACTGGTTGCAGCTCAAACAATTCCATCTGAAGTTGAGCTACACAAACGCATTGCTAGATTGCAGCAAAATGAGTTTGAATTACAAGTTGAACTGCGTCGTGTTAGGCAGCTGCTTGACCAAGCCTATGCTGAACAACAATTGGTTAAAAATGAACACAAATAATTTTCAATCAAAAATGGATTTTTCAGTTGTTCAACAACATCCTGATTTTCTTTTATACGTTGATAAATTGCAAAAAGCAAATGCTGAAGCTCTATCTTTTTATCCTACGCAAGTTTTTGAAAGAGAACTTTTAAAAGGCAGGTTGTTTTTAGGATTACTCAATGGAGAACCATGTGGTTATATTTACATGGGTGCGCAAGTCAACCATGTAAAGTGTCATCAAGTTTGTATTCAATATGATGCAAGGTTAAAACATTATGGTGCTGCTTTAGTTTCTGCGATGGAAGAGTATGCAATTGAGGGCATGGCAACATCTATATCTTTGAGATGTGGTTTTGATCTTGATGCTAACAATTTTTGGAATTCTTTAGGGTATGAGTGCGTTAGCATTGTTGATGGTGGTATTAGGCGAATGAGAAAAATCAATGTATGGCGAAAACAATTAGCACCTGAATTGTTTGAAACCTTGACATTAGAGCCAGCTGTTGGAAAAACAAATTCAACTTTGTGGCGAAAAAATAAAAGTACAGGTTTAATTACAGGATTTAGCAGGGGAAAAGCATTAAACGATTACAGAAAAATAATTATAGATAGAGAACAGAATTGACAAAAAATATTTGGTGCATCACAATGCAAACGTGTATTTGTGATTTGCCATAGTTGGGAGTTTAAAGAACCGAATTAAAACTCGGTTCTTTTTTTTATTCCCGATGAAGAATTTTGTCGATTCGAGTTTGTGCAGAATCGGTTGCACGTTCAACATTGGTCATGCGTGCTTTTAAGTCAGCTAAGTCAGCTCGAATTGCAACATAAGCACCAAGCGCACCAGCTGCTGCACCAATGATTGCTTGAATGATTGTTCCAATTTCAAAATTCATATCATGCCTATTGTGTTAACAATGTACTGTCTTGTTTCCAATGGCATTGTGCCACGTCCTTGAGTTGCAATAGTGCGCAGTAATTTTTTGACATTGCCCTCGCCCCAATTATAAGCAGCAACGACCAAAGATGGATGCGTAAAAATTTTAAAATAACGTGATAGCAATATTGCAGCAGCTGTTGACGCTGAATAAGCATTTGATGGATCAAAATTTACACCTACGTCGCGTTTAACTTGTTCTAGTGCAATTGGTGTTAATTGAAAAATTCCTCGACCACCCGCAGCACTAATTTCATCACGAAATGTTCCTCTAGTTTCGTATGTTGCAATGGCATTTAAAAGACCATTCGGCAAGTTATAACCCGCCTCAAGCGCAGGCCATACAACGAAGCGCAATCTATCAAGTGTAGAAGCATCAACTATCATAATTTTTGAATTTCGTAACTGGTGACGCTATTTACAATTTATGACAATGTTTGGATTACGGCTCATTAGGCCAAACAATTTGATTAGGAAATCCTAATTGTGTCGGTAAGTCTCTTAATGCTTGACGATACAAAACATAATTGTATTTAACAGCTTGCGAAACATCATCAACTTGCGTCCAATCTGTTGCAGCTAATTTTGTATTGCGTTCTTTACGAACTTCAGCTGCTTTGCGGTCATTAGCACCCGCTTCCCATTCTGCTTCTTCTGCATTTCTTATTGCTTCTTCCTCAGCAGTAAATGGGATATTGCCTTCTGCTGTTGTATGAAATCTAGCCATGATTTTCCTTAACTGTTTTTAATGCCATATAAGCGAAATGTTCCAGTGCTTATATTACCTGATGACATTAAGAATCTAATTCCTGTCACTGCCGATGTAATACCACTTGAAGTACCGCCACCAGCTAATACAATTTGATGAGTTCCTACCAAATCATTTGTATTCACACCAGTAGCAAATAAATTTTTATAATAAGTAGTGTTAGATATATTTGGTAAATACATAACAAAACTTACACCACCATTAGTATTATTAGGAGTTGACACCCTAGTTGATAATGTATAACTTGAATTACTACTACCAACAGTTGCAACATACGCTGTACTTCCGTTATTAGAAGTAGTTAAATGAAATTCATAATTAGCGGTTATATATGTGCCATTTTGTTTTTGTCTAACAAGTAAAGATACATCACTTGTTACTGAATAAATTGATGAAGCAACAATGGCATAAGTTTCATACGTGCTATTTATTGTGCTTTCAATGTCAACTGTTGCTGAATTGTTTGCAGTTACAGTAGATAAGTAAACCCATGAACCACCAGGACTAGGAGTAGTCCAAGTAGGTGCGCCACCAGTTGTCGCTGTTAGCACTTGACCAGTTGTGCCCGCAGCAGATGACGCCCAAGTTGTTCCGCTAGTAAAATAAGGTACACCAAAAGATGTACCCGCAATTGTAAATGCGGGAGTTGTTGTGGGATTTGCAACTGAAACAATACCACCTGTCCAACTAACACTAGATACTGTTCCTGACGCTGCTGCCCAGGTTGGTGTTGAAGTACCATTACTTGTTAGCACTTGTCCAACTGTTCCTGCTGCACTTACTTTTGCACTTGATCCAGTGCCATAAGCAACGCCACCCGCAGTTAATGGTGGCTGTATTGTTCCAGGATTAATTACAAAACTCATTTTTTTATTCCTTCATAAAATTCAATTAATGCGTTTGCTCGTTCAATTGCTTCGTCACCTTGTCTTGCGATGTCGATAAGAGTTGCAGCAGCTG